TGGATAAACGGCCTGATAAGGTATATCAGGTTGATTCCATGTGTCACCATCTGACGCACTTATAGGTACGCTTATATGGTCTTCGACTGCGACTGTATCAAAGTCGGCTGTAGGGACGCCAGTCTTCCTTGTTAATTTTCGTAATTCTAAACCTAGGTGTGGTGCGTTAGTATCATTAATGGCCAGACGATTCGTGTCCACCTCATCTTTGTATTTCGGATAAACGCCGTTAGGGTCATAGAAACCCTTATTAACATCCGCCAATTCAGACGGCTTGCCAGGTAAAGTTCCCATTACCATAGGTTCTTGCATATTGTAACTATCACGGAAGTAACCAAACACCCAAGTTCCCTCCACAATAAAACCTGGACTAGAACCTAAACCACTTATACCACTAGAAGTAATAGGATGAATCAACTGCGACCACGGTAAATCTGCCGTAGGTAAATCATCTTTGTTGTCCGTATGAATCCCCACACAGCGCACTCTCAGCCTGCCGAGCTTCTGTGGGTCTTGTCGGTCTTCGACTACGCCGTTAAACCAAATAAAGTTATTTTTTCCTAGAAAATCTTTGTCGTACATGTTATTTTTTCCGATATATGCCTGCCTTTAAAGCACCAAGCATACGCATTTATTTACCATTTCTTTTTTGTTTACGCACACCTTGTAAATACTTAGGCGTACCCTCTAACTTGTTGTTTTCCCATGCTTTAAATCTGCGTAGAGGTCGTTTAAACCACTCAAAAGCTCGTTTGAGTAAACTCGGTGACTTCCTCGAAGCAATCATACTGGCAACCTCTGACCTACTCAAAAATGAATACTTTTTCAGTTGTTTCCTATGCAATTTATGAGAATAAGGTCTGTTTTGCCTCTCTACCCATATTAGTATTTGTCCTAACATATCTCCCTCTACACATCCTGTGGTTGGTGTACACACAATAGCTTGTTTATCTTCTCTCGTTCTTCTCATTATATTGCCTTTCAATATGCCGGTCACCTAATAAGCGCCGGATTCTCTAAATCTCTATGTTATCCTCGTTGTATATATCAACTCTGACCGAATTGTCTTTATCTATGATTAATGGGTCGGTTTCACTCGGATATGGCGTCCTAACACTATCCTTGAAACATCTTAATGTCATCTCATGTCTTTGTGCCTCTGTGGATATAGTATGTTTAATCGCCATGATTAGATATCTACCATTGGTATATGGATTAGGGTCGGCTTTCTCTCCTGGTTGCATAACAGGCACGGAGAAGTTAATAATATCTCCTGCGTTGATTTGTGTATTACCATATACTAATAGTGATAGGTTTAAATTCTTATATCCTGCCTTTTGACTGACTATCTTTGGTAATGTATCACTTGTAGGCACGAATTCATAGTCATTATGCACCTTACTTGTTTCGGTAACCACCATCTTCTTACTATCTGCGAATTCAAATAAACTCTTGCCCATGTCATTTAGTTGAGCATTAGGCATAATCTGTTTATCACTATCTCTATCCTCACCTATTGTTTCAGTATGGTAACCTTTTTCAAAATTGTCTTTGTAATTAAAATCATGCGTCTTAATAGTCTTATTAAATGCGTCATGTACTATTAATTTGTTGGCGTAAAATCCATCTATAATATTGGTCAATGTATCAACAGGTTTATTAAACTCATATTTAATAACTGCCATCATTCTTCTTTCAATGTCCTTGACCTCATCTCCCTTGTCGGTGTCTTTGACCATATTTACCTGCGATTGGAAATTAAACATAGACGGTTTGGCAATTGCACCACCAGACGCCAACATGGATTCTAAACTTCTAAAATGAAACCCTTGACTTGTTTCAAAGAACCTATAACCTGAATTATTGTATTTACCTGATATTGCCTGCGAACATAGAAAACTAATTGCCTTATATGGTTTCAAACTAGGTATCACATACTTGGCATTTGTTTTTGTTTCTTCAATGAACAATGGTTTTTTACTGTTAAGGTATTTCTTTGACCGTACCATATCCTCTACTGCGTTCTCAATAGGACCTTTGTATGCCTTACTGACTGTAGCAACTTGATTATTATACATTTCAGGCGAACAGAAATAGATTTTATAAAACTGACCGATATCATTATTAGGGTCTTTTCTTACACTATCTACCTTGTATATCTGAAATGGTGTACCCTCATTCTCGGTCATATCAAAACCAGGATAACCTGGCGTATTAAACTTGACTGCTAATCTTTCGAGACCAGTAAGTGGAAATATAGTTCTTACATCTTGCGTATCATATACGGTGACTGCACCTGATAAATTACTATTGAATATATCCTCGGTAATGGTCATAGACAACATAATACCTTTAATGTCTATAAACTTTGGTTTACTTTCTTCTTTGTCTTGTCTGTAGGATATTATTGATAGTTCGGCTAAGTTATACTTACCGACTTTATCTAAAGTATTAGAGTCATTTGCCATATCATTATCTTCTTATCAAAGTGCTAAATTCATTTTCAAAGGCAGGTAAATAATTTCTATTGAGTAATTTAATTTGCCTTTTACTATCTTGTATTCTTCTTTCGTATTGTATATTGGTAACTGCCTCTGCGCCTGCCTCTGTTTCATTACACTCACAATAGTGTGAATAGTCACTAGGACCTTCTCCCACTTGTCTACCACTCGATTGTAACTTCTCATAGTGATGTACTGCTTCTGGTTGTGTGTATTTGTCTTGTACATATTGTTGAAATACATACTCGTCTAATGGCCAGTCATAATATCTATTGACAATGTTATTAACAAGTGTTACAACCCAAAAATAATCTGTGTCGCCATATACTTTGTACGCAATGTCTTCAGGTTTCTCACCCTCTTGTACATCATACTTGTCAAATGCTGTAACATTGTCTATAATCTTACTTCTTGCCTTGACTCTTCTAAAAATATCTGTTACTTCTTTTGTATTGCCATCACCTTTTAGGTCATAGTCTATACCTGGAAATTGATTAAAGTATTTCATTATGCGCCTTGCTCAATATCTTGTTTAGTAATAATTCTGTCTTCTAACATATTAACTGTCAATTTAGTATGAACAGGTTTACCATCGCCAAATGTAGTCCATTGTCCGTCTGGCGAATAATCAACTTCTACATCTGTACAGTAACAAGCACCAATTCTATTCAATGATGTGTTCTCTGCACTATTAAACATGTAACTAATTTTCCAATAGTTTGGTGTAGTAAATACTGAACCCATTGTACCTGCTTTAAAACCTGGTGCTGAATTGTATTTAAATATAGCAATAATCTTTTCTACTGCGACTGCCTCTGCTTCATTTCTAGGCCAGAAATCAAATGTGAATGAGAATGTTCTTTGATTTGGTGTATTGTAAAATGCCTCGTTTCTAGGATTAACTGCAACACCAGCTCTCTTTGCCATAAATCTTACGGGGTCACCTTCACCAGCAAGTGATACAAATTCACCTAAAATCTTTTTAGCATTTCTAGCTGTTGCACCTACGACACCTTGTAATGCAGCCTCAATTTTAGCGGCAGTTCCCTCTGCACCACCAATAGCAACACCAGCTGCCTCTATATCTCCAACCATACCTGTTTCTGTGTCTGCGTCATATGATTGATTGTAACTTGTTTTAATACCTGTCGGCATATACAATGCAATGCCTGAAGTTGATATAGAATGTGATGGTGTTTTTGCTGTAATTTTTGATTTCTCAAATGGTTCATAAGCATAAGTTTTATATTTACCTGCCGGTCCTGTTGTACCTGTTTGTACTCTCTTTGACCTAAAACTACTTGTCTGTGGACTATATCCTACAAAACCTGATTCAAATAATATGTAGTGACCAAGTTCATTACTACCAAGGTCTAGTGGATATTGTTGTGGACTAAATGATAAAGGATTTGCTGTTTGTTTTTGTGAAGGACTATCTGGTATCTCCATACCTGACTTCTTCGACAATTGAGCCGCTACTTTACCTGCGTCTTTCTGACTACCACCACTTGTAAAATTATTAATAATCTTACTAACATGAGGTATGGCAAAATTTGTTGCGACTTGTTTAAATGGTTTAAATGACATGTATAAATAATCCTTAGTTAGTAATATTTATATAGGTAATAAGAGTGATATGAGAAAGAGTTATA